TCTGCTTTAAATGATGTACACATTGCTTGAGTTATTGCCATTTATATACCTCCGTTATATTCAGCTGTGTAATTGCGACCCATTTCCTGTTGAAACAGCTGAATAGCTTCATCAAATTGAGTCTTATATAAGTTTAATGTTTCTGATGCTTTAAGAAAAGCAGAACTTTCATAAAGTGCTGCAGACAATAAAACATTTTCAGCATTTATACTTATCCAGTTAGTTGCATTGCCTGATGAAAGTCTTGTCTCAGGAGCAGCAAAGTCAACAGCAAAAGCATAAGCAGAGTCTGGAGTTGGTGCCAAACTTACTGTTATGCCATTGGTCGCATCAGCATCTTTTGTAGCATACATTCTTGGTTTGCCTTGAGTTGCTGAGTTTGGCCAATAATCACGAATATAAGAATCAATCCTGTGATCCAGATATTCTACATTATTAGAATTTGTTATTGAAAATTGACGAATCATCCTGGCTGTCGCCACGTCATAATCAACAGTCCCTGCTACTAAGTTCCCTGTTGATGTTTTCCTGTAACAAGGCAAACTTGGCAATCTTGAGAATATCATATCTTCAGCTTGATTTATTATAGTATCAAGTGATGAATCAAGTTCTGTAGAATCGTCTTCCATAAAATTTTTAATTTTTGTTTTCAACTCTGTATAATTCATTATCTGCCCCAAGTACCTTCGCCATAAGCACCCTCACCATAAGCAAAACTTGCTTCAACTGAAATGCTGCCTATAGCACCTGTTCCTGCCAGTCCTGTTTCAACAGCCTCAGCGACTGCTTCTTCTGTTCCAACATTCCCTACACTAGCTATACCTGAAATTCCTGTAACAGTCAACACTATATTGCCATTTCCTGATACGCCAAATCCTTCAACAGCTCCAGTGGCAGCAACTCCTGATGCAAGTGCGAACCTAGAAATATCTACACTTTCTGTGCCTATGTTGCCTGTTGCCTCAACTCCTGCATTAGTTGGAGTGCTCACTTCACCTGTTTCTGTTCCTGTTGCACCTGTTCCTACGGCACTTGATGGCTGAGCACTCATCTCTATGCTTGTTCCTGCTGTAGAAACTTGAGTTACAGCAGGTGTTTTGGCTGTCCACCCCATAGCTGAATGATTTGTACAGTAATAATAAAGTGTCGGTGCACTTGTTGCAACTGTTATTTCTGTATATGCTCCTGCACTTCCTGGAGTGCCATTTGTTGTTACGCCAGTTGTATATTCTGATCCACCACCATGAGTCCCATTAGGAGTTGTTGAAAATCTTAGTGGATGCCCTGAGTTGCTTGAATCAGATTGATCGAATCTAAAGGTCGTTCCCTCTGTAAGCAGAAGTGTTACATCAGCAGTCGCAGTAGATCCATCGATAGCATATTTATTAGAGGAGCCAACATTGTGATAAGGGTGATTTGAAGGATTGCCACCAACAACTGTAGTTGTTAAAGTTATTGTTCCTGCTGCTGGCGTTTTAGCAGAGCCACCCATTCCAGAGTGATTCGTACAATAATAGAATAAATCTGGTGCCGAGCTAGCAACCACTATCTGGGTGTATGCTCCTGCTGAACCAGGAGTCCCGACAGTTGTTACACCAGTTGTATACTCTGAACCTCCTGCGTGAGTGCCATTGCTTGTTGTTGAGAATCTCAGTGGGTGTCCAGAATTAGAGCTGTCTGATTGATCGAATCTGTATGTTTTTCCTTCTTGGAGATAAGTGCTTTGTTGTTGAACTCCGTCAATTAAATATTTATTTCCACTGCCTGTGCTTTGAACTGTTATTGCATAACTTACGAACTCCTCTGTAACAACACCTCCTACAGCACCTGTGCCTGCGACTCCTGTTACAGCAGCATCAAGACTTATAAATAAACTGAAAGCACCTAGTGCACCTGTTCCTGCCAATCCTGTAACAGATGGGCTAGTGTCTAAACCTACAAAAGCATGCCCTGCCCTGCCGAAAGCTGGGATTCCTACTGGTGGTCTTTGGCTCCTGTCTATAAATGGGTCAAAGGTAAATCCATACATTATTTCCACATTTTCAGGATCATTGTCAGGTCTTGGGTCAAAAAGAGCAGTTGCATCAACAACATTACGTGCAGGAGTCAGCTGAGGATGTTTCGGTTCATATTCCTCAGGCTCAACACGTAAACCATCCCATGTCGTTTTCAGAGATGTGTAAGGAACTTTAAAACCAGAACGATCGCTTATCGCTACTGATTTTTTCCCTGTTGCTCTTCTTGCTGCCATTATCCTAGATTAAGTCCTGTTGGTCGAATCCGCATACTTACCCCATCATTATCTGTGGCAGCAGCGAACTCAAATGCTCTTTCATAAACTTGGTTGAGCAAGTTAAATTTATCAGGCATATATTTCATAGCCAACTTACTTGCCAAGCCTGCACAAATAGTATCAGACCACCTATAAGGAACATCAGCATCTTGATTGCTGGCTGTTATATCCTCGACTTGGTTTACTGACCAATAAACCAAACTGTAGTTAGCTGTGTCTGGAACTTGCCAAAGATATAATTTTGGTGTGTATTGTTTATCAAGCATGTATTGACTTGGCTTGCCTGACGATGTTTTATTTGGTAGTTGGTTGTATTCTGATATGCTTATTCTTTGAACAATTGTATCTGTGTTGTTCTCTCTTATCACAACATCTATTAAATCAATAGTGCCCACTGGCAATGTGTAAGGTGTTGACTGGTCTTTGACTAAAGTCAAAGTATTATTTTGAACTGTCCAATAATTTATTCCTCTGTTTGCAAACTCTGAGAATAATAAATTTAAACTCCTCCTTGCTGCTTTAGACTGGTAGCCTGTTAAGGTCTGAGAGTCCATGCCTATACGTTCAAAAGACTCTGCAATTATTTCCTCAACATCTGGTCTAAATGCAACTGTTCCTGATGTAGCCATGTTTACTCCTAAAATAAATTGGGTGGCTTTCACCACCCAACTGTTAATAATCTTTAGAGACTCTTAACACTATTTGATAAGCATCGCCAACAGCCCCAGCACCAGTAGTTGTAAATTTTACGTCTCCTGTTGGGCTGGTTCCATAAGTTTTACTAGATGGCAAACCTCCAAATGATGTAAAGTCCTGATAACCTGATTGACCCTCTGTTAAGTGAAGCATCATAACATCAGCACTAGCATCAGCAAGAATCTCAACTGTCATAGCTGAAATAACCCACCAACACTCTAATATCCTTACACCTGTACAAGTTTCTCCATCAGAACTCTTTGCAAGGGCAGAGACATCTATTTTTAGTACTGCAGCCTCATCACCAGTATCAACATACTGATATTGAAATGCTATAACTGCTTCACGAGGATTGTCGGCTATTGTAGTTGTTGATACAATATCAGCCATAATTACCTCCTATTAAGATGCGTCAGAGGTGCTTGACAATCCAAAAAACTTTAGGACGATTACTGTATCTCCTCCAGGATCTCCTGAAACGACTAGCTCAGTTGCTTCTGCAGTTGCAGTTGCTGCTGTAGTTGTGCCACCAGACATTCCCAATACACCATTACATGGGAAAAAGCCTTTAAATCCTACTGAGTTGACTGCGACTGTAATGCCATCAACAAAACCATCTGTGTCTGAATCTGTTCCGATATCAACAAGATTAACAGCATTCGATGCAGCAGTTGTTACTGCGATAGTTACACCCATAGGAATAAAATTAGATGGAATGCCTATTGCAGATTCTTTACCTGTAGTATCACCATTAGCAACTGTAATAGTTGCTACATAAGTTTCCATTGCCATTGTACTTGTAACTGTACCAACGGAATTTTTAACGATCGAATCAAACCCATCTTGGGATCTGACTGGACCTGAGAAAGTTGAATTGCCCATATTTGTCTCCTTGTCTTGGCAAATGTCAGCCACACCATGTGACTGTCAAGGTTAAAGAGGAGGGATTGCTCCCTCCTCTAGTTTATAATTTATGCAGCTCCTTCAGAACCGAAGATGCCTCTCCAATCAGTGAAACCGAAAGAATATCTTTCTCTCACTTTATATCGGACATTACCAGTTTCAAAGTCACCCTCAACACCTTTTTTAATAGGTGATCGCTGAAAATGCTTCAGACCATCAGGAACATCAGTCAAGATGTAAAATGAATCTGAATCAGTCAAACGACGCATCACATGATAACCTTGTGGCAGATAACCACCAGATCTGATTGCGTTGATATCATTGTCAGAAGTTGCAGTTCTCAACTGAGACTCAAGCAATCTTTCTGCTACGAATGTGTAAGCAGTAGGAATTACAAGAGTTGTTCCCTGAGCAGCAATCCTTAAACCACGATCATCTTTCATATCAGAGATCTGGATAAGCATTTGCTCAAGAGATGTCTCAGACAAGTCTGCAGCAGTTGCCAATGTATTTGACTGGTCACCAGCACGTGTTGGGTGGTCAGTTGCACACAATGTTTTACCATCACCGCCAGTTACACCTGAACCTGTAAAGGCATTATTCAGAACATTTGCAGCTTTGATTTCCTTAGTGGACGCCATTGAGCGTGCAAGTGCCTTTGT